AGACGTACCCACGTTCACAATCGAAGCCGGGTAATAGTAGTAATGCAGTTCAATCGTATACGCCGCATTCGGAGTCGGCCCAAGCAACATGCTTGTGTCATCGAAGATGGCGTAATACGCGGGTTTACCAGAGGTGGCTGGGAACGGATATGAGGCTCGGATGAAATTCACATCCTTGTTTAACAAATACTCATATTCGCCCGTCGTACCATCAATCACGGCCATTGAGAACGTCGAGAGCCAATCTGATGGCAGGGTGAGATACTGATTACCGTTACTCGTGCTGCCCGTCACGTTCTTACGAATGGCCGGAAGTTGAACCGTGTTGTAGATCCGCTCTTCAGCCAACTGCACAAACGTAGGAATATTCGCCACGAAGCTCTGCTCCGTGGACTCACAATAGTCCTGAATCAGCGTAGTAAGCTGAGAGTAGTTCACGGCGACCAGCCCGACCTGTACTTCATGTTGGTATCAAGGTTGATCTGCGACACGAACTTCTTACCCTTCGTGGCAGCACCGGCACCCTTCATGTCCATGTGGGTGACGCCTCGGTTCACATCCTTCTCGGGGTAGCCGTTGCGACCCGTCGATTCGGTGTTTGGCTTAATCTTGCCCATGTCTTTCATGGCACTTACCTCGGGCCAGAAGAGCCGCGCATCGGGCTGCGCTGGTTCATCACCTTCGCCATGCCACGACCGTACTTCTTCATGTCGCTGTTGGTCTTACCGCCAGCACGGAGTTTAGTTTTTGGCTTGTCGGGGTGCATCGCACTTTCATGCCTGTGGACAGCCTTTCTTACCACGGCTTTATCCATCTTCACATCTTCATGCTTCATCTCAGTCTCCTAGGTCGTCACGACCGTTACGGTTCCAACCAACCCTGCCGGAGCAAGGTCATTTGGAGTTAATCCTGCATCATCAGCTCTGGCCCCGCCAACCGGTGCCCAGCCCCATTGTATTACTCTACTACCACCTGCGCCGTCATTGCCGACCTCAAAATAACTCAGGTCGGGGCGCGGGTTCCGTAAAGCCTGCGGGTCGTCAACCGGGTACAGGCCCAGCGACAACTGCGGTTGGTCGGGTTCCCAGCACTCTGGGCAAACCAAGATATTCACGTTCTTGGTCTTGATCACCAAAGACTTCAACTGGCGAAGCTTGTACCGGAATCCACACCGGTCGCACTCCGCAATCGCGTGTTTGCCGCTTGCAAACCTGTTCGGCATTAGTAGCCACCCAAGAAGCTCTCACGTGGCACGAACCGAACCGCCGCCTTCTCACGGTCCTCGCCCGCTGCCAAGTCCCAAGCCTCGTCGTACTGGGCTTTCAGGATCTGGGTACGCTCCATCGCGCCGGGGATCTTCATCGACATGAGGTAGGCCAAGCCTGCGACCATGCAGGGCAGGAAGCGGAACGGGATGTCTTGACCATTCACGCCCGTGCCGGGGTCGAACATCCGCACAAGTCTGGTGTAGACCAACGTCCAAGTCGTCGTGTTATCTGGCTTCGGCCATACCGTGTACTGCGGATAGACAATTACGTTGTCCGCGCCCGTCGCGCCCGTACGCCGGTTGATCCAAATCTGAATCGGGCGACCCGTCGCGTTTTTGTTGGGGATCGACAGGTAGGTACTGGATGAAATGCGTGAGATGTTAATGTCTTGCTGGTTCGTGCCAGACCCCGTGCGGATTACATGGTCCAGCAAATCAACCGTATCAACCGGAAGGTCATAAGTGCCTTGGTTGTAAGTCAAAGTCTGGGTACCGGTCTCCAGCGTCCAGAGGTTAATACCACGGTTTGCCCAGTCCATGAGCAATAGACCAAGACTGCGCTTGGCGGTACGGAAGTCGTAACCCGTCCGCAACTCAGCACCACAACGCTCAAAAGCCTCTTCGATGATCGTGTTGAGATCAAGGTTGAAGTCCGTCGTTGCTGTAGTTTTGTAGGTCATTACTTCCTCGCCGTGACGACATCATCGCCCTTGGTGACGGTTACGTGGTCGCCTTCGACATCAACCCGCATCGGCATTTCCTTACGGTCAAGCCGGTCCAGCTTGGTAATAAGTTCCTTGATAACCTCAAACTCAGGCTTCTCTTCCTTCTCCGCCGTGCCTGCAATCCCGTTCAGCATGGAGATCAAGGCCGTCAAGGATGCACCCAGCAAGCCCATCACAGCGGCAATCTTCTCGCCTTCCAAGTAAAGGCTCGACACGACACCAATCACCACGATCAACGTGATGTAAAAAAGCCCACTCCGGCCAATCGCTCTACCAGCAACTTCCTTGGCAGGCGAGTTCGCCTCAATACGCCGCGCTTCTGCTGCAGCGTCCAGTTGAGCTTTTAAAAATTCACCTACAGTCATCACATCCCCCGCTTGCGGTGCGGCCTCACTTTTTCTTTGATGCCTTTGGGCTGCGGGACGAACTGCTTGCCTTGGGCTTTGCCTCGTCTTTTGGCTGCGGTGGTACGGGCGTACTCAGCAGGGCTGAGACTTTTGATCGCAGCTTCTGGTAGATACCTTTCACCCGTGTCAGAAGATCGTTTACCACTCTTCGTCCTCCATTTCTGCTGCGTCCAAGCCTTCAAGGACTGCTGGGGAGCCTTCATGACTTATACCCACCGCCCCGAGCCTTGTACTGTTTAGCAAGAAGCTGTGCCTTCCTCGCGCTCCATTTTCCTGCGACAGTGCCCTGCACAGCGCGAGACTTGATGGACTCAAACAGGCTTTTCCGCATACTGGGCTTGGTGTAATTGCCAGCCTCATTGACCTTGGACTTGCCACCTTCCTTGAAGGTTTTAATCGGCCTGCCCGTGCCAATAACAGGTTCGCTGTCCCCACGGCGTCTAGCACGAGGGACTTTGTTTTTAGCAATTGCACCCATGCCGCGAGAGGGCATCATTACACGAACTTCCCTCGGGTCTTGCCCTTCACAGCGCAGCCGTCAGCACGCTTGGAAGCCGAAGAGTGAACCTTGCCACCCTTCTTCATTTTCTTAACGGGTTCATCCGGCATATCAAGACTCATGCCGGGAGCGTACTTCTCGGCCTCTTCCATCTTTTTACGTGCAGCCGCAGCGCGTCCACGAGGACTGGTCGGGCCAGTCGAGTAACGAGGATTTTTCATTAGCATTTCCCGCCGTAAGCCATTCTGACCATCTTGCCCTTGGTCTTGCCCTTTACAGCAACACCGTCAGCACGCTTAGAAGCCGAGCTACCCAACTTTACTTTGCCACCTTTCTTCATGCCGGGGGCCATAGCACGGCCCATTTTATCCGACATGTCGCCGCGCATCGGCATCGCACGGCCCATCTTGTCTTTCATACCACGGTTCATCATTTGGATTTACTCCTGAATTTGCGGCCTTTGTCGGCCTTCATGAATTCTTTCCCGACCTTTTGCGGGACTCCCAATCGCTTGGCAGCTTTCGGATCGTTAGCAACCAAGGCCATCAACCGATGTTGTTTGCCGGATTTACTTGGCATTTTTTATCAGTTGGTCAATTTTCTGATCCAACTTCTCCAATCTGTCGATCAGTTGCCGCATATCTTCTCGGACTTCAGCGCGAGTGATGTGATCACGTGCAACTTCTTCCCGAGTCTTATTTAGCAAGATGCCGAGCCTTTGAAGCTCGGCAAACTTTTCCTTAACCACAAAGCCCAACACCGCAACGATTCCCGTAAGAACCATGTTCCAAACGACCATTTCCATCTCAGCACTTCCATGCTCGAAGAGACTTGTTGATACGGGAGTTGGGATCATTGGCAGTCTTGGCACTCGTCAGTTTCTTCTTCATCCCCGACATTCGGGCACAGAATGATTTCTTACGAGGACCGCCTTCAGGCTGCGGAGCCTTGAGTCCCGGCTTGCCGGGGTTTGCCCGGTTGTAGGAAGCCCGACCTTTGGCGTTCAACCCGCCAGATTCGGATTTACCTTCCTTACGTTGCCAAGCCGGTGACTTAGCCATAAATGACCATCGTCGAGATTACGGCTGACGGGACGATGTAAATGCTCGTTTGAAAGAGCAGTCCTTCACCCGGCATCAGGATGTAGTCAGGAGTGGTGGAAGAGGCCAACGTGTTGATCTGAATTTTTACCGGGCCACTGACTCCACCATCACGAAACGTGACCGTGCCAGCACCCGTATCCGGAACAACATAAATCGCTTTCACGCGAGAGCGACCAATAACGAGGCTATTTTGATCCAGCAGGTCGCCAGCATTTGTGGCGACCTTACTAGCTAAGACATCTGTTTGCATACCCATTCTCCGTCTCCTGTAATGGATGAAGGGGGCTTACGCCCCCCACGAAATCTTACGGGACCAGACTGGCGTACAAACCGATGTAGAGCGTGGTGCTGCCGATGAGAACCGGAATACGTCCGG